ATGAATGCAGCACAGGAACAACTAACTCCTCTTCTTGTGTAAATAAAAACTGGAACGCTACTACTATAAACACTACTCTAGAGAATGGTGGTTCATTATATGGTTCTGGTAGTGGTAATAATATTGATTGTAGTAATCCCCTTAATGATTCTAGTTGTAGTGGGTATTCAGAAGCTTTATTAACTCAACAGTGTAATATAAGTCAGCTTTATAGTGAGTCGTGCCCTAATTACTGGGATGCTTATGATGATTTACAATGTGATTTAGATCCACAGTACGGACCGTTTTGTCAGGGGTATACACAAGAACAAGATGTAGGGTATTTTCAGGAAGAAGAACAGTTTGATTATGGTTATGAAGAAGAGCAGTTTGGTTATGAAGAAGAACAAATGTTTGAAGAGTTTGTATACGAGTTTGATGAACAACATTTTGAAGAACAAGAGTTTATGTTTGAAGAAGAAATAATTTTTGAGCAGATGATCCCCTATGAAGACGTATACGAATATTTTGAGCCTATACAGGAGTTCAGACCACCAGAAGAAGAACTATTTATGCCTGTAGAAGAGCTATTAATAGAGGAGTTTATTTTTCAAGAAACGTTTTTAGTAGAAGACTATAGAGAACCAAATACTTTTATTGAACTTGAAACCATAGAACAACTAGAAGAATGGTTTGAAGAAGAAACAAGCATGGAGGAAGAATTAGCAGATTTAGAAGAACCAGAAGAAGAGTTTATAGAAGAAATATTTGAAGAAGAGGTTGTAGAAGAAGTTTTTGAAGCCATAGAAGAACGCATAGCTGAAGCAGAAATAGAAGAAGAAAGAATAGAAAGAGAAGAGACTATAGAAGAAGATGTATTTGAAGAAGAGTTTCTAGTAGTAGAAAAAGAAAATATAAAAGGAGAAAGCTCCATAAGTAAAGAGATAGCCATGAGAGTAGTTTCCTCAACTATAACTACTGCTCAAAAAAGCGTGAGTGGTACTACAGCAGGAACATCAGTGCATTCAACTGGTAATAGTGTGGCGTCTGGTGGTGTAGCGAGTTCTTCAAACTCAGGTATTAGCACTACTTCTTCTCCTAGTTTATCTGACCAATTCGCTAGTGCAACACAGCAGACGAACCAAGTTTTATCTATGTCTGTTCAACCAGAAACTGGTGGTACTTCTTCTATAACAGTCACACCAATGTCCACGATCGATGACACAACTTCAGTTGCTATTGCTGACGTACAGGTACAAAATATACAAGGTGAAATTGACACAGCTTCTTCAGGAGTTATGACTACGTCAGAAGCAGACAAAATAGCAGATAAAATTGTTGCTGCAAATATAGAAGCACAACAAGAAGAAATACAACAAGAACAACAAGAAACAGGTGAGTATGGAGACGAGTCAAAATTGATAGCTCTTATAGGATATTTACCTGCTTTTGATCAATACCGAACAGTTTCTATACCAGATCAGGAAAAGTGGTATTCAGAACGGATTATATATACTAAAATATTAAATGATAATACGCAAGCATTCTACAGTTTAGCAGGACAAAACATAACTACACTGAATAAAATGAAAGACTTGCAACCTACATTATAGGAGTATTGTATGAATTGGTTTGAAAACAAAACAACACAACTAATCGCTTTAGCTGGTATAGTAACAACTCTAGCTGGTTTTGGTTACACTGGTGCGACCTACGTTAATAGAGTAGAAAACTTAGAAGCCAAGATTGGTGGCATCGGCGATACTGAGCAAAAACAAAAATTAATTGAAGAAAGGTTTGCTGGGATTGAAAAATCTGTAGAGTATTTAGAAAAACAAATTAATACTATAGCAATTCCAGATGTTACAGATATTAAAACAGATATAGCTACTATAAAGGCTGATCTACAGAGCCTTGACAAAGCATTAGACAAACTAGAAACTAAAAACCCATTAGCAGGATAAAATTATGAAATTTGGTGCAATAAAAAATTTAGTAGGAGCTTTAGCTCCAACTCTTGGTTCTGCCTTGGCTGGACCACTAGGTGGTCAAGCAGCATCGGTTGTAGCGAGTGTTTTAGGCTGTAACTCAGATCCTAAATCTATTCAACAGGCTGTTCAATCAGCAACACCTGAACAAATGTTAGAGCTTAAAAAAGCAGAAAAACAATTTGAGCTACAAATGAAAGAACTAGAGGTTGATATATTTGCGTTAGAAACTGCAGAAAAACAAAATGCTAGAAAAACTTTTAGTAGAGATTGGACTGCTAGAATTATGGGTACTGCTGTAGTCGGTGGGTTTCTTGGTTATATATTTTTAGTAACTTTACAACCACCTGAGCAAAATAGTGAAGCTTTAATTAATTTAGTACTTGGATATTTAGGAGGTTTAGCAAGTGCTGTGATATCCTTTTATTTTGGTGCTTCTAATACACCAGAAAATAAAGATGGGAACTAGAAAAACAGCCCACGATGTAGCAGCAGATCTTCGTACTCATGAAGCTAAATGCGAGGAAAGATGGAAAACTATTTTTGCAGAAACAGAAGACATCAAAAAAGAAATAAACGATTTGAACGGAACATTAAGAATGGCAATGTTCGGAACTTTTGGTTTTATGGCAACTTTGTTAGTAGCTTTCTTAACAGGTGTAGCAACAATCTAATGAACATATCAGAGGAAGGCATTAATCTTATCAAGAAATTTGAAGGTTGTGAGCTGGAAGCTTATCAAGATGCTGTGGGTGTGTGGACGATAGGTTATGGTCATACAAAAAACGTACAAGAAGGTCAAGTAATAAAACAAGAAGAAGCCGAGTCTATGTTACTTCATGAACTTTTAGAGTATTGTGACCACGTAGAAAAAGCTGTAGAAGTAGATTTAACACAACATCAGTTTGATGCTCTAGTTTCTTGGACATACAATTTAGGACCAACTAATCTTAATAGATCTACTATGTTAAAAGTAGTAAATGCTAATAACATGGGTGAAGTTCCAACACAAATTAAAAGATGGAATAAAGCTGGCGGAAAAGTTTTAGATGGACTTGTGCGTAGAAGAAAAGCCGAAGCGTTAATGTTTGAAGGTAAAGACTGGACAGAGGTATAGAATGCCATTAAGTAAATTTCAATTTCGTCCTGGAGTGTTTAGAGAAGGCACAGACTATGATAACGAAGGTGGATGGTTTGATGCTAATTTAGTTAGATTCAAAGCAGGCAGACCACAGAAAATAGGTGGATGGCGTAAAGATAATAGTAATAGTTTTTTAGGTACATGTAGAGCCCTACATGGCTGGATTACTTTAGCAGGCACAAAACTTTTAGGGCTAGGTACAAATAAAAAATACTACATAGAAGAAGGCACAACATTCGCCGATATTACACCTATACGTTCCACTACTAATGCAGGAGATGTAACCTTTGCTAAAGTAGGTAACGGAGATGCTACTCTTACAGTAAGCGACACAGCACACGGAGCAGTAGCTGGTGACTTTGTTACATACAGTGGAGCAGTTAGTTTAGGTGGGAACATAGTAGCTTCTGTATTAAATCAAGAATATGAAATAGCTACTATTATAAACGCTAACTCCTACACTATAGAAGCTAAAGATACTAGTGGCGACCCAGTATTAGCAGCAGCAGGAGATAGTGGTAATGGCGGTTCTAACACAGTAGGAGCTTATCAAGTTAATACAGGTTTAGATATTTATGTAACTTCTACAGGTTGGGGTGTTGGTCTTTGGGGGGATGGAACATGGGGTAGCTCTACAGCTTTAACACTAGGTAATCAGTTAAGGCTTTGGTCTCATGATAACTTCGGCGAAGACCTACTTATTAACCCACGTGGCGGAGGAATTTATTATTGGGATGCGACAAACGGATTAACTTCAAGAGCGTACAATTTATCCACACAAAGTGGAGCAGATTTAGTCCCTACAGTCGGACTACAAGTTTTAGTAAGTGAAACAGATAGACATGTAATAGTTTTAGGAGCTGATCCTATATCAGGTACTTCTAGAACAGGTGTAGTCGATCCTATGCTTGTAGCTTTTAGCGACCAAGAAAATCCACTCGATTTTGACCCCAGCAATACGAACACAGCAGGTAGTTTAAGACTTTCTGAAGGTAGCCAAATTATAGGTGGAATTAAAGCAAGACAAGAAGTACTGATATGGAGTGATACAGCTCTATACTCCATGCAGTTTATTGGACCACCCTACACTTTTGGTTTAAATTTAATTAATGACAGTAGTGGGCTTGTAAGCCCTAAAGGTGCTATCAGTAGTCCTAGTGGAGTTTATTGGATGGGGTATGATAGTTTTTATGTATATAACGGAGCAGTGCAAAAAATACCTTGTAGTGTCTTAAGTTATGTATTTGACGACTTTAATGCAGGTCAAGCGTTTAAAGTTTTTGCGTTTAATAACAGTGAATTTAATGAAGTAGGTTGGTTTTATCCTTCAGCTAGTTCTGACGATATTGATCGTTATGTTATTTATAATTACGCAGAAAAAGTGTGGACTATAGGTCAATTAAATAGAACAGCTTGGTTAGATTCTGGTGTAGAAAATTATCCTAGAGCTACTACAGGCAACTATTTATACGAACAAGAGTTTGGCTATGATAATGACGGTAGTCCTATGACTAACGTGTTTATAGAAAGCAGCGACTTTGATATAGGCGACGGAGAAAGTTTTGCGTTCATTAATAGAATTATTCCTGATATCAAATTTTTAAGTAATAGTAGTGATGGTAAAGTTAATATGGTATTAAAAACAAGAAATTATCCAGGCGATACTTTAACCACAGCCAGCACTAGCCAAATTGCTGCTAGTACTTCAAAGGCAGATATAAGAGCTAGAGCTAGACAAGTTACTTTAAGATTAGAGTCTGATGATGACGCTACTAATAGTGGTAACGATAATGTAGGTTGGCGTTTAGGTGCCACAAGACTTGATGTAAGATCTGATGGACGTAGATGAGCAAATTATTACCCACACGTTTACCTATCAGTCTGTCTCCTCAGGTAGAATCTGATACATACAACCGATTAGTTCGTGTACTAGAAATTAACTTAGGGCAGTTTGACCCTGATAATACTCGTCAAGTAAACACAACAGAAAGAAATGAAGGGTTCTATAATATTGGCTCTATAGTATTTAATACTAATACTAATACGTTGCAATGTTGGGACGGATATTTATGGAGAGACTTATTTACCTCTCAATTTTACGCCACAAACTCTGGGTTTTCAGCCACAGCTAGTTTGGGCAGTGTAAGTGTTACAACTCCATAAAATTAACCGTCGTTGCAGTGATTGTAAAAAAGTCAAACTTTTAATATTTTTTGATAGAACACAAAAACGTCGTCAATGTTTAAAGTGTAAAAAATCTCAGGCTGAACATAGAATTAATCGTACTCCTAAGAATTATATTCGTAATTTAGTTGTACAATTAAGATATAGTCGTAAAAAACAAGGACATAAGTGGGATATATCAAAAGAAGAAGTATACAAACTTTATCTTAAACAAGGTGGTAAATGTGCGTTGTCAGGTGTAGAAATGACTCACATTAGAACACACGATGTAGAAGGTGACACAAATATCTCTATAGACCGTATAGATCCTGAAGGTCTGTACAATATAGAGAATATACAATTAGTGTGTAAAAGAGTAAACTTTATGAAGCATAATAATAATCAAAAAAACTTTCTTAATTGGGTAGGTTTGATATACAATAATACTAACAATGAGTGATCCAACAACAAAGCTATACGATTACAAAGGCATGTTTTGGGATGACGTCAATAAAACATATTATAGATGGCACGAACTACAGCTTTTGATGCAAGAACGTGAAATAAAAAAGCAGAAAGCCAAGGAACATTAAATGGGTCTCAAGAAATTTTTCAAGAAAAACCTTAGAGATATTGCTACAGTAGTAGGATTCGCTATCGGTGGACCTGCTGGTTCTGCAGCGATGGGTGCTGCGATAGGACAAGGAGTAGGTTCATTAGCTGAAGGTAGAAGTTTAAAAGACTCAGTTATGAGTGCTGGTAAAGTTTACGGTGGTGCAAATTTTGCACAAGGGGCTGGTTTACAAGGTGGTGGTGGTTCTATAAGTTTTGGAGCACCAACTGCTACACAACAAGGGGTTGGTGGGTTTTTTCAAAACTTAGGCTCACAGGCTTCTAATGCATTACTAGGAACTAATTACGGTACAACTCCTTTAGGTTTAAGTTATAAATCTTTAACAGGTTTACAAAAACTAGGTGTTGGTGGTATAGGAGCTGCAACTTTAGCAGGCATGGGAGAAGAACAAGGTAACGCACAAATGCCAGGACCAGCAGGTGGTCAATATTTAACAAGAGGTTTGACCCCAGCTACCGTTAGCGATGTATACGGAACAGGCAACATGAGAGGTTTACCTAGTATGCCAGGAGTCCAAGGTTCTAGCGTAGCTATGGATCCTGTCACTATGGCTTATTTAGATATTTTACGCAAACAAGAACAAGATTATGGTAACTTAGCTTTTCCTGAATTTAGTCAAGGACAAGTTTTAGAAGCTAAAGAAGGTGGTATAGCAAGACTCGCAGACGGTGGGGTAATACCACAAGTCGATTTAAGAGAATTTGGTGGTGACATTAACGATCCTAACGGTTCTGGTGATGAGGACACTGTTCCTGCACTATTAGCTGACGGTGAGTTTGTGGTAACTAAACAAGCTGTAAAAGGCATGGGTAACGGAGACCACGATAGAGGCATCGCTATGTTATACGCTATGATGAACAATAACGAAAACAAAGCACAACAAATGGGGATAGGTAGAGCATAATGGCAACTGAACAACAATACGCAAGAGTAGAAAGTCTACCACCAGCTTTTTTACAACAATTATTTGCTGGTGT